CAATGAAGACAAATCGGTAAACGCATTTGCCTACTTCACAGAAGTCTTCAAAAGAGGCATTGCGAAGGGTTTCAACGAACTTTATAAGAAAAAGGGTGATAATGATAATCTAATTAAATTATTGTCAATAGAAGGAAGTAATGATGGTCAAGGACTTCACTCAATCTAAAAAATTAAATAATAGATATAAAAAAACCCACTCAATTGAGTGGGTTTCTTTTTATGAATAAACTGTTTCCAGCATTCTAAGTGATACCAAATAAGGGTCACAATTTGAAGCCGGTCTTCTGTCTTCAAAATATCCCCTACCTTCCACTAAAGATTGTGCTGGAATTCTAATTGACGTATCTCTAGTACTATACCCGTAACTAAATTCGTGAATGCCTGATGTTTCGTGTTCTCCTGTTAATCTTTGCTCATTGTGTAGACCATAAACCCCAATATGTTCCATATGAGATGATTCAAGTTTTGGCATTGTTTCTTTGATTAATTCAATACCACCTTCTTCTCTCATTTCTTTAGAGGAGAAGTTAACGTGACATCCAGTTCCGTTCCAATCACCTTTGATTGGTTTTGGATGTAAAGAAACGTTGACACTATGTTTTTCAGCAACTCTTTGAAGAATATATCTTGATATCCAAAGTTGGTCAGAGCCATTAAGAGCAGTAACAGGGCCAATTTGATATTCCCATTGACCGAGTAGAACTTCGGCATTAATACCAGAAATATCTAATCCGATTTCTAAACACATATCCATATGTTCTTCAACAATTTGTCGACCAATAACAGTATCAGCGCCAATACCACAGTAATAATCACCTTGTGGTCTAGGTGGTTTTGAGGTATCACTAGTAAACCCTAAAGGTAACCCAATACCCTCACCAAAAGGCATATTTGGTTTATGAGTTAGAGTGTACTCTTGTTCCCAGCCGAACCAAGGAGCATCATTTTTAATTAAAGAATTAAGACTTAAACTATCTACAATAGATGATAATTTTCTTCTACTGTTTGTTGGATGTGGAGTACCATCTGGACTTAAAACCTCACAAAATACTAATTTATTAGGATATTCTCTAAATGGATCTTTGCAAACAAATACTGGTTTTAGTAAACAGTCTGTGTTTTTGCCCTTACCTGCTTCAGCTTGAAGTGTTGAACTACCATCAAAAGACCACATTGCGTAGTCTTCAGGATTCATTGTATCTGCTTTTTCTACAATTTTTGTTTTACTTCTGAGTTGTTGAGGTTCTGATCCATCTAACCAGATATATTCTAATTTAATTTTCATAAAGTGTTTTTTTTATTTTATTTTAAAAAACAACTTTGTTTAATTTTTCAATAAAAATGATTAAATTTATTATATGAAAAAAGTTATTCTACAATTGTGGGAAGAAACTGAAAGAGACGGTGTAATTCAACCGGATGGTTGTTCTTTACATTTTGATAAAATTGCACTTACTCAGTTCACTTTTGATTTTTATTCTAATAGAACCGAGGATGTTGTTCCCGAGGTTTATGAAAGAGTTATTGGGGAGCCAATCGAAGTATCTGTTACAGAAAGTATTTATAACATTATTTCTGAAATGAAATCGGTTAGAATTCAGCAATATGAAATGAATAATCTTTTAGGTTTAAAAGAAATCAATATCGATGATATTTAATACGGTTTTAATTTTATTATTTGTCTGGATGAATTTATATTCTCTGGCTAATTTGACTAAGATAGAAAAAAGATTTTATGAGTTTGAGACTATCTCTTTTAAACAATATTTTTACTATATTTCAAAAGTAATTTATTGGATTTGGATTTTATTTGGATTATTTACAACATTCAAAATATATTTCTTTATTTTGGCATGTTTTCCTGTTTTAAAGTTTTTATTGTTTTATCTTAACAAAAGACTTTTTAAAATTTTCAATGTTTTAATTCCTTTTGTATCAATTGCAATATTAATAATGTTTTTTTTCAAACATTAAATCTTTTAAGGTTTTCTTCGGTTATAATTATGAATTCATAGCCCTTTTTATTACACCAATTAATCATAGTTTCCCATTTGTTTTTGTTTTTGTATGCCATTTTTAGGTCATACTCAAAGTTTTTTAGTTTTTTAGTACCCTTTTGTGGAACTTCTAATTTTCCTTCGCTTAGTGCGATAACCATTTTATATTCTTTCATTGGTTTAACTTCTACTACAACTTGTTTTAAAACACCATCTTCTCCTCTCATTTCATAATAGAAATCCGGATAGTAACAATGTTCTTTAACTCTCATATCACCATTATCAAAATGTGTCATTTGATATGGTATTTTCATACACTCTGCGCCCCATTTTATTATTTTATCATTGTGGTCTAACCAGGTCATTATTTTCTTTTCCCAAGAACTTCTGAAATAAACACCACCATTTGTGTTTAGTTTTATAACTTTGTCTTTGTTATTTGGTACGTAATTTCCCTGATTATAATTTGAATTAGATGGTTTCGAATTTAACATAATAAATCTCAGTTTATTTTATATATAAAAGAAAATACTTCGCTGTGGGAATTCTATCAGAAAAAGTGAAATTGGCATTATTGGTAAATGGTAATGGTGTTCCGGATAATTTTAAAAATAATTCTTTATGGTTTTATGAAAAGTATCAAAAATCAACACCGGAAATACTGAATATAAATGTTCAGGATGTTTTTCCTGGTGGATTTTATTTCTTTCAATATCAAGATAGTTCAAATTGGATGAAATGGGCTCCGGTTTTTGTTGCTGATTTTAAGAAGTTTTCAAATAAAATTATTATATTTGCTTTAAATCTAAATATGATACCCTTAGAAGTAAGAGTATTAATTTTCGATAAGTTCATAACCGAAAGAGATTTTGAAAAAAACAATTTTTTAAAAGTTGATTATGTTGGTTTGTATAATGAGTTAAGAAGTTTGGGTTTTGAGTATGCTCTTATGGAATTTGATGCCATTAGATTAGAACTAGTTCATAGAATACACTTGGAATTGTTACCAAGATTTTTGTATCATCAGCATCCAAAAAATGTGTATGATCCAAAAAAACTAAATGAAATATGGTTTGCTAAAATAGGTGCTAGAGACCAAAGGCATAAAGAGATGATGATGTCTTCTATTGAAGATTTCTATAATATTGAGACAGAGATTTCGGAGAAATATGATGTTTTAAGAAATAAAATAATGAGAATAAGAAATAACGCTATTAAATACGGTAAATTAAAATAATATGAAACTTAAAAGTATCTTCACAAAAAAACAAAAGTCAACACCTTCGCCAATGTCTGTAATTACGACAGTGCCAAGACCAAAACAAGTCGTTAATAAACTTTCTGATGAAGAAAGAAAAAGAATGAATGATGATTTTTTCAACAGAAAAAAACAAGAAGAGAAGATAAGTCCTTATTTTATACAAGAGATTTCTGATAGATTATACGGACCGGACTCTGATGATTATATCAATGCATTAAATGAACTAAATTCTAAATTCAGACCAAGAGCCGGTCGAACTGGACCTCAAATCTATAGAGACGAGATTTAATCGTCTTTTTTTATCTGGAGGAAAAACCAAAATTTAATATATAAGTGAAATCTTTTATAAAAAAATAGATGGCTACTTACAATAATTTTGGTTCTTCTTCAGAAAGAGATAACTTTGCCTTCGCTAACTCAGCAGTTGAAAATAAAGGTTTATTCTCAAGAATTTTAAGAAATTTATCAAACTTTGGAATGAACTATGATGATATGATCATCAGAAACCAAGTTGGTATCGGTATAAATGAGGATCCATATGCTGCTAAAGGAAATTCAATGTATGATTTCTTTTCTCAAAGAGCAGTTGCTTCTGTATTAAATAGAAAATCAATTCCTTACTTAGATAAGGCTTATGCTGATAAAAGAAGAATACTTAGAGAGTATTCTATAAAAGATGAAATCAGAGATTTTGTCTCAACGGTTTGTGATGAAACTATTGTTTATAATGATGATAGAGATTTTTGTTCACCAAGAGCTTTATCTACTGATTATTCTCAAGAAGTTAAAGATAAGTATCAAGAATACTTTGAAAAGATATACACTAAATTTGGATTTGCTGATAACATCACTGCTTGGTCTATGATGAGAGACTTTTTAATTGATGGTTATATAGCAATTGAAATAATATACGATGATAAAAAGAAAAATATCATTGGTTTCAATAGATTGAGACCTGAAACATTAGTTCCTGCCTATGAGCCAAATATCGGACATCTTTGGATACAATTTCCAGAAGATCCACAGTTAAGAAGAATATTTTTAGATTCTCAGTTAATTTATATTTCTTATTCTACTCAGAATGATTACTCAGAAACTTCTTATGTTGAAGGTTTAATTAAACCTTATAACCAGTTAAAAATTCTTGAGCAAACAAGAATTATGTTTAATGTGCTTAATGCTCAGATTTATCAAAAGTTTACTATCCCAATTAAAGGTTTATCTCGACAAAGAGCTGAAGAACAAATTGGTCAATTAATTCATGATTATTCAGAAGAGGTTGAGTGGGATGATAGCTTAGGTACTTTATCTATTAATGGTTCAAAGCACCTTCATTATAACAAACAGATATGGTTTCCAGATGGTGATGCGGGTACGCCTAATATGGAATTGGTAAAAAATGAAGGACATGACTTAAATGATGAAACTATGCTATCTTGGTTCTATAAGGCACTTAAGAGAGCATCTAAAATTCCAATGCAAAGATTTGAAGCTGACAGTGGTGGTGGTAATTTAATTAGCGATTCAGCAGAAATGACAAGAGATGAAATTAAATTTCACAATTTCATTAGTAGATTGAGAGCCAACTTCAAGGAATTGGTTGTAAAACCATTAAAACTTCAGATGTTGATTGAATTTCCAGAAATGGCAAATGACGAAGTTTTTAATAATCAAGTTGATATAATATTTTATTCAAATCAAGTTTTTGAAGATTGGAAAAAAATTAATACTCTAGCAAAAAGGTCGGAAATTGTTGGTACATTACTTGGTGTAATGAATGGAGAAAAGCCTTATTTCCATATTGAATGGGTTATGGATAACGTCTTTAAATTATCTCCTGAAGAAAAGGCTGAAAATCAAAGATATTGGGCACAGGACGCAACTGCCGCTGCTGCCGCTGCTGCCGCTGGTGGTGCTCCTACCGAAGGTGGTGAGGCTGCTCCTGCTGAAGGTGGAGAAGCCGCGCCTGTCGAAGGTGGTGAGGTACAAGCTGGTGCTCAGGCC